CCCGTGCTGTTACCATCATCAGCGTACCAGCTCGGCAGCTTGTGTACGATGTTAATAATATCTGCCTGGTCAACACCTGAAACGCTTGCAAGGGTTTCGCTAACGGTAGCACGTGCTAAAACACCATACGGCTGGCTTGAGCCCGTACCGTTGATCATGAAATCATTGAGGTGCCGAGCGTACGCGCGCCCGATTTCGCGGGTAAGAAACCCTTCGAGATCCATTGCGTTATCGCGCATAAGCTGGTTAGAAATCTTCATAGCGAGCGAGGCAGTGTACACAGTGATTGCCGATTGTGCAAACGTAGGCTCATCGAAATTTGCCGCGCCTGATTCTGCAACAAATGCAAAATCAGATTTTTCGTTTTGATTTGCAATGTCGAAAATCTGACGATCAGTGGTATAGCGCTGAATGCCGAGCTTTGCACCAATCCAGCTCTGATCACGTTTGTCAATAATCTGATTGTAAAAATCACGTGGTACCAAAAATCCGCCGTTTGCGCCCGTGCCTTCAACCAGGGTTGCCTTCGCTGCTACCTCATCACCCGATTTAATGTAGTGTACGATTGCTTCGCTAGATTCGTTGCTAAACCCTCGGGTGGTCAGCTTCTTCGTTGCTGGTGCTTGCCGCGTGCTGTCCACAACCCCGCCTGCTACTGGCTCGCCTGCAGTGTCTGCGAGAATCTCGAGTACTGCAGCCTTCATTTCATCTTTGTTCATGGTGTTTGTACCCTTTTGTGTTGGTTGTTCTGTATATGCATAAGCATACGTATCTGCAGCGGCTGTTACGCCCTTTGCTGTAGCTTTTACGTCGCTGGTTGCCGTGGTACGTGGCTCGGCAGGCGTGGGTGTTAGGCTAATTTCACCTACTACCCAGCGCTTGAGCTCTCCTGATTCTCGCACTACTAAATGCGATAACGCGCCCGTTGACAGCCCGAGCGCCCCGCGCTTTACGAGCTGCATTACCTGTTTGGCGTATTTATCGCGCCTGTCTAACTCGATTTCAACGTCGATGCCGTCGTCATCGGGTGCCCAGGCTTTTACTACCCCAATCTGCCGCCGCAAATCCCCAAGGCTGTGATCGTAGTACACAGGCATACCAATAAACGAGCGCGTTTCGCCCAAATCGGTATCTGGTGTAAATGTATCGCCTTGCAGATCACGCCCGCCCCAAACAATGCCCTTGCCCTTTAGCGTATACTCCCCAATTGCTTTTACGCTCATTGCTTACCTCGCAATACGTATAGCAGCTGGCTTGCAAGCTCTTTTACGTGCTTGGGTTGTTCCATCGGCATTGCTGCAGTTTCTGCCATTTCCTCGAGCATCTCACCTGGCTCTTCCATTTCGGCAGGCTCGGCAGCTTCTGGCATCTCTTGCGTAGGTGTCTGAATTGCTCGCAACATCCAGCGCAATTTTTGATGATAGCCTAGCCGATCCTGTAGAAAATTCTGTACTGCAAATTCTCCTGCAATGCCAGCAAAATAAATGCCGCCCTGCAAGAGATCGAGCATACGCATATTTTCAAGGGTAATGCTTGCGAGCATCTCGGGTAAGCTGGCTTCCTCTGTCATAGTGTCTACAGGCTGGGTAGCGAGTAGCGCATAAATCGTTGCAGGCGTTTTGAATCCTAGCGCGCGAATGTATTCCGCTGTTGGATCGATGCCCGCCTCGAGCGCCTCGTATAGCTCCCCGAAAAATGCATGATACTGAGGAAAATTATCGCCTTCAATATTCCAATGTGCTGCCGAGGCCTTGTACCACATGCATACCGTTGCCCCGAGGATTTCGCGCATCTGCCCTGGCAGGTCTGCAGCCTTGACAGATCGTACCGCGTCTGTTTCTGCCTGCCTGCTGTTTACTTGCTCATCGTCTGTCATATCGTCGCCTAACTCGACAAACATATTTTTCATGTTTTCGGTATAGGCTGCCGTTGCGTTTGCATGCTCTAGCACGGCCTTGCGCGCTGCCTTGATTAGCGCAACGTCTGCCGCGCTGTGTCTGCTTCCTGCCATGTTGTCACCTCATGCCTAATTAGTGTGATAATACCAAACTCATGATTTAAACGCGTTTTGTATAGCGTCTGCAATAATTCGTTGAATAACACCAGATGCCTGCATATCGGCTGCAACGTCGCTACCCTTTTTCCAGCGCCCGCGGTGTATCTGGCTCTGCTGATCTCCTACAACATATTGCGAATATGTCGCTGTGCTGATAATCGATACATCGCCTATTTGCTCTTTCATAATGACGTATGAATTGTTGAGGCGTTGCGTTGATTGCCAGGGCAACCCGTTGCCGCGCCCGCGTAGGTATTTTTTCATCTTACCCATTGCAAACATGCGTTTTACAAAACGCTCTTGTTTCGCGCTCACCCATTGCATCGAGCCAGCCGCTGGCTCGGGTGGTTTCTCTTTGTTGAGCTTGGTTTTGGCAATGTCTGCAATAACCGCAATCGCTGCCGCCTGGGCTGCTTTTGCTTTTGCCGTCAAATGCAGGGCTGCATTCTCTATGATAATTTTGGTCATTAATACACCGGAAATTTTGGTGCTGGGTATGGCACGTATTCAACAATAGTAAACCCTGATTGTGTTGCAGCTTGTACAACAGCTGCAAATTTATCGCCTTGCCATGGTTGTATAGTTTGCAACAGATAATTGTAATATTGCGCTTGTGGTGTATTTCCTTCAAATTCACCTGTGCGCATGTTATACGTTATTACCATGCCGTATGCATTTATTACTAATTTCATCGTGTCCCCTTGAATGCTTGCATAGCTACAGACAATAATTCTTTATCCTTTTGGGTGTTTACAGTTGATAAAGATGTCATTGCCATAGGTATCACTTCGAGATATTTGTAATTAGTGAATTCTTTTTCATCGTATTGCTTTAATGTGTATGCATTATCTACAGCATCTACATACGCTTTTTCGTTATTACCAAAATGTGTAGTTGCTGGGTAAATGTCAGATAGCTTTTGCAATTTTTCACCTTTTCTACGTTCAAATGCAAAATCATTAGATTCTGTTTTTCCAAAATCATATTTATTTTGCATAGTGTGTATAAGCTCATGTACTATTGTGCTGGTTGGTGTTCTATCATTAATATTCATAACCCTCCATGCATTGCATCGCTCTTCTGTAAAAACTACATCAAGATCTGTAACACCAGTAAACGGCTGTGTACCGTATACCAAATTAGCTAAATCTCTGATTCGTGTTTTAGATTCTTCGCTAAATTCTGGCGAAAAATTTACAGCAATTGTTTGCGGTGTATCGTGCCGTAATTGCATAAATACATCTTTGTATAAATTGTCTTCAAATATGCTGAGTGAATCTTGCAAGGTTTTTATTTCCTGGTATCGCTCATTCATAATTGTATATAGCTCATTTGATCGAGCTAAAATTTTGTCTAATAATTCATCTTCTAAAGCACGATTGCCACTAGCTATAGCTTCTTTATGATCAGCCTGCAATTGCTTGTAAAGGCTGTCAGTGTCATATAAATTTTGTTGTTGCTTTAACGCGTCTAATGCTGCAATTTGTTCTGTAACCTCTTGTGGTACCATTGCTCGCACCTGATCTGCCATTTCAGCTGGTGTAAGCTCGTACAGCTTGCGCGTGTTTTCTGTAATGCTTAGCGCGTCGTCTACCGTCAATTCCTCGGCAGGCGTTTCGGCTGGCTGTGTGATGCTGTCTACGTACTCGAGCCCCGTATCGCATCGGCAGTTTACATGAGCTGGCGCGCCCTGGCTGATATCCTGATCACCGCTGTATACACTCTCCCATAAATCATCGGTTAACCCGTCAAGCGCTATACAGATATCGCATACCCTGCGATCCTTTTCGGTATTCCAAATGCGCACTACTCCGATACCGTTTGAGCGTGCCAAATCTCGCACCTGCATTGTTTGCTGTGATGCCGCGCGCGTAGGCTCCGTAAACGCAATACGGCTGGCGCGTAGCTGTCCAAACATCGACAGCTGCTGCATAATGTCGGTTGCCGTCGTGCCAGGTGTAACCATGGTGTTTGCAATTACTTTGTCAACGTATGTTTTTTCGGTTGCGCTCAAATCGATTAGGAATGGATTCCAGTACTTATCGAGATACGTTGCCCCGTGTGCTTTTATGCCTTGCTCAATTAGGGCTGCTGATTGCTCATCTGCCATGCCGCGTATAGGCTGTACGCGCTCGGCTCCCGCGTCAAGCACGTTATCAGCTACTGATGTATCAAGTATGTTGCGTAGATCAGTATCGATGCCGCTGTAATCGCCTGCCGCTATCTTTTGGCTAACGTCTATGTTGCGTTTCTCGAGCTTCTTTACGATGCTCTTGTATACCTTTTGTTCCCCTGGCGTCATATCAGCGTAGGTTAGCTTGAGCGAATCAAACAGGGCTACGATTTCATATTTTTTTTTTACGTCAGATAGCTCGGTATCGATGTAATCGAGCATGTACTGTGGCAATACGTCGCTGGTAAACTTTACGGCAGCTGGCTTGCCTGGCTTGTGCCGTGCAAGGGCTTTAGCCTGGTATCGCTCAAGCTCTTGTACGCGCTTCTGGGCTGTTTCTGCTAGTGCTGTGCGCTCGTCTGGCATTGCAGGCGCTGTGGTGTTTACAGGCGTGCCAGTATCGACGTTTACACCGCCGTCTGTATCCTGTTGGATAACAGCAGGCAGCCCGAGCGCTTCCTCGATA